GGCAAATTACGTACTTTCGAAACTAAATACAAAATGACAGACAAAATCGTTCATGAGGTGACGAGCATAACGATATTCTCAACATCTGGCGCTCAGGTAATGCAATTCCCAACCCCTTGCTCTGTGATGCTGAAAGTGGGTTCCTCTAGGAATTGGTTTAGCAACTTGCCATTGTCGTCTGAACCAAAGATAGAGCCAAAAGATGATGTCAAGATCAAACCGTCTTGTGTTGACATTGCACTATCAAGGAAGGAAGAAGAATCAGGTTATGGCTTAGCTTGGCCTGTGCTGGACTTGTTCAAGGAGTTAAAGAAAAGGCATTGCATTGTCGTAAATGAGACCACTCTGAAATATTGTGTGTATGGCGACCTGCCTAAGGACCCCACTGCTCATGAGTTTTATCTATTGACAAATAATCACATTGAGAAGGTAAATGTCAAGTGCTGCTCATATGACTGCGAGGCCTCAATGGACATTGCTTTTTCTGAAGGGGGTGTGATACGGGCTCTGAAATCGCTAAAGCCATCAAAACACAACGCTTTTGAGTCACAATATGGGGAGCTATGTGGGATCTCTGCTGATAAAGAAACAGACACACCTGCATCTTTAATTGTCTTCCTTGCATTTGTCATCATCATTGCTATCATGTTGGGCGCCAGCATCATGCCTCAGAAGACCAAGATTCCAATCAAACTGAAAGTGGACATTGTTGAGAGGGTTGATATCATTATTGAACCAACTGAGATTTTGAAACCAGTTGTCAAAGATGAGTCCAAACTTTTCTTCAGTGGGTTGTTGGATGTCGAAAATGTTGCAAGAGCCAATCATAAAGTGCTTCCCAAGTGTGTTGACATAGCTTTCAGGTTGAATGAAGACGATGAGGGTTTCGGAACATTAAGGTCTCTAAAGGAAGTCTTCATATTGTCTAGGCAGAAGAATGCGTTGTTGATATTCACTGATCTTGGTAAATACTACTGGCCTGACAAACTGCCACTGTTTGCAAAGCCTGATTTTGTTGTAGGAATCACAGAGTTTCACGCAGAGATCTTGGACATGGCAAAGGTAGAACATGAGTCTTCGTTTGTGCATTACGGGAGAGTTGGGTACTGTTCTGCCAATTTCAAGAAGATTTGTGAGGACTATAAGGGACACACAAAGTGTATAGGGACATCTGGGTTCAGGCTTTGCACAGCAGGAATGATGAAAGAATATGATCTTGATTCGATGCCCGGAGCCATAGACCTTGAGACATATAACACTATAATTAAAAACATTGATGCAAGGCTGTCCAGTAAGTTGATTTTAATGTTTGACAAAAACCTGCCCGCAAGGCTTAACCATCTCAAAGCATTGATTGATGCATCAACGGGTAACATTGTCCTTTGGGGTAAGGAGTATGAGATTGTTGACATTGAGGGGATGTTTGGGGTATGCCTAGATAAGAAGGTAGACATGCTTTGTGTGGCGAGGGGCGAGGTTGTCTTAATTGATTTCACTAATGATCCGTCGCTCATGAGGGTGAAGGCTGACGAGATGGATGATTTGGCAAAGACCGGAAAAGACCTATTTGACATTTCTGCAATGAAGGTTACTCACCAGATCTTTCTTGAGGATGACTACGTTATGAAAGGCACCTCTTACCTGCACAAGGTCAACCATTTCAAGTCTATAGTATATCACAAAATAGAGAGCAGAACTATGGACGATACCATGAAATTTGTCAACAGATTTTCAAAATTGTATGAGGGAGCAGACACAAGAGACAAAAGGGCATTTGATGACATATGTAAAGACATTTCATTCGATGCCACAAAAAAGAGATTGAATGATAACATGAAAGCAAACAAGAAATATGTTGATGAAGGGGATAAGAAAGTCATAGACAACATGAAAGACGTTTTGGAATCCTGTTTGAAATCAAACGGACCTGACACTGCCCTTAAGTTTGAAGAAATTATTCCTAAGTTGAAATTGATGAAGAGTCCTGAGATTACAACAGCTATTGATTACCTGGAGTATTGCCTCTCAAAAGTGAACATCAAAGATAGGATCGAGTCTTCGATAAGAGTCCCAGCAGTTTTCAAAGGGACCACCGAGGAGAAATTGTTCTACATGCTTGATGGGAAAAGGCCACCTTCTGGGGCTGAGATGAGAGAGTTACCTATGCTTGATAGAAAGATTCTCATGTTGTTGACGATGAATGAAGTGTTAAACAGAGCTGAAGATGATTATTTTAAGGTTGCGACCACAGGTGAGATGTTTGTCATGGAACCAGATGAGAAGAAGCTTGTAGACAACAATAGCGAGCAGAAATTGGGGTCGTTAGCTAGAGACATATTTGCATTGGTGAAGAAAAGCGGCAAGAGAAGTTTCTTGGCTGTGTTTAACGAAAATGAGATGCATGAAAATTTCCATGACCTACTGCTGAGGAAGTCCAAAGATGCAGACACATTTGGGTCTAGAACAGACATCTTCACAACAAAGAAATTTTCAGAACTTGAGTCAGAAAATCTGAATTTCATGACAAACCTCCTAAACAAAGACAGCAGGTCTTCTGGTTTACCTAGGACAAAGGGAGACTATAAGTCTATCGGGGCCATAAAAGTACTGACTTTGTTGAATGATCAGAATATGACTAGCTGCCCAACTGATATTAGAGTAAATAGTGAGGGAATGGTTGTTGACTATGCATTGACAGATGCTTCAATTTCGGCTAGCCATGACTCTTCAGAAGCAAAATCAATATCCACGTCTGCCAAGATAGGATCAAGGGGAAGGGAATATTACATTGGTGAGAACAACCCTTTTGCATCCATAACTTTGATCAAGAAGGGAGCTGACATGCCGCACCTAAGGACAGTGTGGTATGAAACATATTACAAAGATGAGTCCGGGTCGTTGTCTGTCACACCCTTCAGAAGCATGGATAGAAATAAGCTGGTATGGAATGAGAAGATAGAGTACACACAATACTCCCTATTTGATTATGCTATTGAGAACGGAGCTGATCCACTCACAGCCATGACTGACTGCATGGTAGGTAGAGTGAATAGGGATAAAGTGACTGTCATGATGCTCAAATCAAGATACTTATACATGGCTGTCAGGGGTGACAGATCAAAGCCAACTGAGACACTCAAAAAGGCATTAGATAGGGACTTTAGGGCTATCTTCAAATCAAAATTTGAAAACCTCTTCTTTTGCAGAATGGTCAAGTACTTCATATGCGGTTGGTGCATGAACATGAGCAGGTATAGGGTAGAAGATAGTGATGGGGTGACCAGACAGCTACACAGGTCTATAGATGCTTGCCTACCGAACATGACATTGCCAGTGCCCAATTATGAGTATCACGTGTCATCTTTCTATGTTGCTAGGGCATTCAATAAGGTAAGGACTCACAAGGGCTCATCAGATTCTGAAAACTACATGGCATTGCTTAAGGAATTAGAAATATTTGAGCAAGTGAAAAGAGATAGGTATTCTAGTATCACGGGCCTAGGGAATATGGAATATTTATCGGAACACGAAACCTTAACTAGCATGTCACAGTCAATTGTTGAGAACCGTGATTCCATAATCGAGAGCATGATCATAATGATGTCTGAAGGTCCTAAGAGGTACAAGCAAAACTTCATATTCACTCACGCTTGTTTCCTGACAGTTAAGGAAGACTTCAAATCTGGAGAAGACAAGATGAAGAAAGAGCTCTTTAACACAAATATAACAGATTTATTCACATTAAGGGGGGGAATGGAAAGTGGTGCGTTCAAGCCAGAGAGTCAGCAATTGAGAGCTGCATCTTCTATCTACGAGCATTTGGCTACAGAAGTGGCCGACGTGGATCCTAAGAAGGTTTTGTTGTATAAGGTTCAAGATGCCTTTGATAAGAGGGGAGTCGGTTTGTGTAGCTTATACACCATGAAGGCACAGCAGACAAGTGAGGAGCTTGTTGAGTATCTAGCTAGAATAATATCAAAAGACCAAGACGGAGATAGGGAGATCACTGTCATGAATGCAAAGATGAGAATCGGTTGCAAGTTTGCTGAGATGGTTATGGAAGTTGGGGGTAGGTCTGTTGAGGAGAACATTATGGAATCTAAAAACAAGGAACAGTTGTTCAGACAAGCTTATGATGACATAACATCAGACACAAAGATCAAAGATGGGGGTGTGAGCCATGATACTAATGACCAAAGCAGATGGGGTCCCAATCAGCTTATGAATCAACTTGCGCATCTGGGTGTTGTTGTGATAGGAGATAAAATGATCCGTGACATGTTCTTAGATACAATGAATTTGATGTCCATGAAGCAGAACAAATGGCCTGAAGGACTGATAAGGAATTTCATGAAATTAGTAGACAGAACTGTCACTGTGGACCAATCTGCCACATCTTTTGGAAGGGCATACTTGAAATGGCAACAGTACAACGTCGGGGATGAGACAGTTGCAAACAGAATGCCTATGGGAATGGGACAAGGAATCCTTGGGACAACCACTTCGATATTACATGCAGCAGTCTGTAGGTGGCAGGCTAACTTTCTGAAGGAGATGTTCGGTGTGAAGATCATAGTCTTTGTGACTTCAGATGACAGTTATGTAGGGTTAAAATATCCAGGAGAGGCTAGAGAAAGGGGTTTTTCCCAGCAATTGTATGTTGATTTTAGGAGTGAGACGTTAGCGCTAGCAAATATCATAAGGAATAAGGCAAAGAGCTATGTTAGCAGCAGGGATGCCGAGATAAATTCCATATATATCTTTGAGGGGGACATGATTGCACCAGTTGGGAAATATCGCACAGCCCTAATGGATTGTGGTGATGGATTGAACTACTATCAAGATGCAATGGGAGCTTTGGCAAGGGGGGCACAATACCTTGCAAAAGGCGGGAGCATATATGGGTCATATGTCATGTCTGCAATTAATGTGGCCATGTTGTTAGATCAGTGGAGAAGATTCGGATTTTATGAGAAGCACCCTCAGGTTGTGAGAAACCCAATCGAATTCGGTGGGCCACCCCTAATCCAACCCATAGTGACACTGATGCTGGGCCCTCTGTCCACTTCATATCTCAAGACGGGATTCATGAATGTTGATGCTGACATATATGCTAGGATTATGTCAAACTGCATGCTCAAGCCTGTGGATACCTTTTCAGGAGAAGAAATGTCAAGATCTCTGGTAGACAGAACCAACATGAACTTCTACCTGCCTGAATCGATCGAAGGGGTTTACAACTTTGCCAAAGCTTATAGGTACACTGCTGCTGTCGAAAAGAGAAGCTCATTTTCAAAGCTGTTGTTTGGCAATGGAGAGTACCCTGTTGATAACACTTCTATGTCATACGTGGAGACTATGAACTACGTGTTAAATAGGTTCAAAACCAACCAGCTATCTGAAGGGATGGGCCATGACTATTTGGATCGCAAATACGAACCCATGTACAGCAGGACTAGGGAGAACATAAAGATATCAAAAGAATCTCTGATAGACAGAGTCCTTGAGTTTGGCCGTGAAAAGATATCCCTTGAAGACTTAGAGACAAAAATCTCTGAAAACCCGATATCTGACATTGAGCTTAAGAAAGTGTACATGTCTTATTTGAACGACTTCGGGGTCGAAGATAGAGCCATAGAGTCATTGTCGATCACAATGGCTAGGAGCTTCAATACAGCAATGGAAATAGCAATGGCATGCGATGACCATACTACAGCCAATGTACAATGTACAACAGATGTCAGGAATTCTGCAAAGATCATGCCTCCAATCAGTGAGCTATTGGTTCAGCCTAAAGATCTGAAGATAGCAATCATAAACAGATTTGCAGGGTCCAACGCAGACAAGTATAACAGGATATACGGCTACAAATCTTTGGGCCTGAAACAGTCAGACATGGACATAAGAGAGGCTTTGCTCCGGGCTGAATCTGCAACTCATGCAATTAGTAAGCATGTCATGAAGGGAACGAAGATCTTCAACAAAATAAAACCCGAAACTGCAAACTATACAGATATGGTAAGAGATCTATTTAAGAATAACTACATGTATTCGAAATCTTTAAACATATCATTTAACACAACAATTAGGCATACTGAGAACATACTAGCAATATCATCCACAATGCAAGAGGCTGATGTTGAATCATATGAACACCTAAAGAAATTTTGCCACCCAGGGTATACGGCTGTGAGGTGCAGATACGCAGCGTTGCCATATACCACATTGTATGGCGAATTGAACCATTCATCTGAGTTGTTTAAGTCTGATTCATCAGATATTAGTAAGACCATCACATCCATAAAGGATATCGACACATATAAGACTATCTTGGCTGCAACTAGAGCCAGTGTGTCAATCCAGTCATCCACGTTAATCAGTATATCTGCCTTGAAGATGATGAAATCCGGTTATTGTGGCACTACAACTGACAGTTTCAAGATCCAAGGTACTGTCAAGTGGAATGCGGGTAAGTTATCTGGTGTAGGCCTCATCGTAACTCAGAGAATCTTAGGGTCAACCATAAGGACAACCACATACAAAACAAATGTGTATGTCAATTATAAGGGGAGAGAGGCTGTAAAACTGGTCACTGAAGGGGTTAGGTCAAAGTCTGTGAGAGATAACCTGGAATCTTACAACAGAGGCGAGAGGGGAGCTACACCAGAAGACAGAGTGGCAGTAGTATTCTTAGAGAAAGTTCTAATCGGAAAGTTTTGCAAGTATGGTGATTGTTACATGATAGATGTCGGGTTGGGGATGCAAGTGCCAGTAGCAAAAGATTACACTGTGATGAACTCTGCAATTGTGTTTTTGTATAATGATGACCTTGCTGAAATGGCAGAGAACATGCTTGATGAAGCCGATGATGATAACATACAGAATATAACAGACTTATCTGAATACTTATCTAGGATAGAAAACAGTGTCCTTTCGGATAAAGACAGCATATCTGCTATCATGACACTAACCAAGACACTTTCCCAAGTCAGAAGGAAAGATCTAAAATCTTTTGCTAAGAATGCAATTGCATCATTTGTTGCAGAAAGGACAATGGGCAGGGAAGGATATTTCAAATCGAAGTTGGCTGCTGTGATGCCTGAAGCTGAGGAAGAATATGAGGAAGAGGAAGAGGATGATGATGACCTTATGACTTCTTTTACATCCTTCTTGACCACAACTGGAGTGTTAAACCCATTGACTGGGGATGAGTCTCAACCAACATCAGAGGAAGTCAGGCGTGCTTTAGAGGGCAAGATGACACAGGGGTTAGGAAAGACCTTCAGAGACTTAATGCACGCAGCAATGGAATCAACTTTGCCTAGGAAGGACATTGACTCTGCCGTTCAGCTTTTCTTATCAAACAAGCTTAGGTTTTCAAACAACTTTTTGGTATGGTTGATTGTTGACTATCTGATAACTGCTTGATTTTTGAGTTTGGAAGTTAACCTGTAATAGTGTTTCATTTTCAATTAAGATTTTCGTATTTTTG